TTCAATAATAATTTATGGGCAGCTTGTGATTATGTTAGTATGAATCAGGCAAAAGAAAATGATAGTGCAGATAAGCTATTATTTATAACAAAAATGAAAAATTTTGCCGGTAAATACTTTGATGGAGATGTTAAGCGTTTAACATACTGTATGAAAGATGTTCATAATTGGAAGATTTATTGTGATCTATTTGATAGTTTTCAAAAGGTTGATTATACACAACTGTCTGAGACTGAGGACAATACTACTGGTATAGAGGAAATTAGTTGTGCTGGCGGCGCTTGTCTAATTTAACTCTATAGCAAAAGGGTAACCATTGAGAAAAAATACAAAGAGTAAGAAAAAGAAAGTAATTGATGCTACAAAACCATTGGTTAATGAAAATGTTGGTCATGCCTATCGTAATAGGTTAAAACCACGCACCGATAATCAAAAAGAATACATTAGAACTATTGCTGAAAATACTATTACTTTTTGCCAAGGATTAGCCGGTAGTGGTAAAACCCATATTGCTATTGGTATGGCTCTTGAATATTTATTAGAAAATAAAGTTCAAAAAATCATTGTTACTAGACCAGTTATTGAAGCAGGAGAAAAGATAGGCTATCTTCCAGGAACAGCAGAAGAAAAACTTCATCCTTATTTATTACCAATATTAGATGAAATTAGTCACTTTATCTCTCCTGCACATTATGCCTCATTAAAACTTAATAATAAAATAGAGATTGTTCCATTGGGCTTGATGCGAGGTCGCAATTTTCATAAATCTTTTATTGTTGCTGATGAGTGTCAGAATGCATCATATGATCAGTTAAAAATGTTATTAACAAGAACAGGCAATGATAGTAAAATGGTTTTAACTGGAGATGTTGGTCAAAGTGATTTACATAAACATTTGCGTGGTGGCTTTATTGATATGATTAATGCCTTAAGTGGTGTTGATGGCATAGGAATATCAGAATTAACAGGTATTGATATAGTAAGAAATCCAATTATAGTAAAAATACTAGGTCGTTTAGACGTTTTTGAAAATGGAACTTCATAATAAATGTTTAGTTTTAAATGCTGACTATACTCCTTTAAATGTAATAAGTTGGCAAAGAGCATTAGCATTATTGCTTAAAAAGGAATATGGATTATCAATAGATATTGAATTTATTGAATTTTATACTAAAACTATTAATTCTGTTGATAGGTCAATACCTATTCCAGCAGTTATTAAGACAAAACAATATTGGAATATTTCTAATAGAAAAGTTAAATTTTCTAGAAAAAATCTATTTATAAGAGATGATTACACATGTCAGTATTGTGGTATCAAAAAAGAAACATCAGAATTGACATATGATCATATTATACCTAAAAGTCAATGGAATTATTCTACTGGTAATCCAACTACTTGGCTAAATATAACCACAGCCTGCGTTAAATGCAACAGGAAAAAGGGGAATAAAAATCCATCACAAGCTAAAATGCCAATTATAACCAATCCAACAATACCCAATAAAAATGTTAAATACTTGCCAAGCCTAATCTGTGTTAATAGTATAGACATACCACCAGAATGGCTCGTTTATATATAATTATGCCTACATACTCATACATATGCGATTCTTGTAGTTTTGATTTTGAATTATTCTTTTATATCAAAGACTATAACGAACACCCTAAATGTCCAAATTGCGAGAAAAATACAACCGAAAGAAATTATGGTGTCGATATGCTAACCCTTAACTCATCTGTCAGAAAATCTGATACTGAGTTAAAGACACTAGGAGATTTAGCAAATAGAAATAGAGACAAACTCTCCACTGACGAGAAGGTTGCTCTTCATCAAAAACATAATTCATATAGAGAAGAAGGCGTACAAAAAGAATTACCAAAAGGAATGTCAAGGATTAAAAAACCACCAAAGCCAAAATGGACAACATAATAAATAATATTAACGATATTTTTACCGAAGAAGAAAAAGCTTTCTTAGATAAAATACAACAAAAAATTATTGATCATATCGGTTCAGATTCAGAAAAAACAACAGAAGAATTAGTCGGATTTAATAATCACGATGATTTGGCTCATCCAGAAAAAATTACTGATGCTCCCACAGAGTTGACCTTTGTTGTTAAAGCTGTGGTAACAGAGGTCGATGAAAACGGATTACCAAAAGAAACAATTGAGGTTTTAGAAAAATTTTATCATATTCCAATAATTAATGGTAAAAAATATACCGACTACTTAAATAGCTTCTTAAATCATTTTCATGCTAAATTAGAAACAACTTGTCAGGAGATGCAAAATGGATAATATCTTTCATATAAATGATCAGAAAAAACAAAATGAAAAAAAAGAAGAGTACTATACTGTAGTAGGAGAGCAAGATTTCTTTAAAGATAAAACAAAAATACCTTGCTTATATAAAGAAGAAAAATCATTAGCAAAAAAAATTACCAACCTAGATACTAATTCTAGTAAATACTATATCAAGGTTGGGATGTATGGACGCCCCTATAACCCAATAGGAATGTATAGCGAAGGCCAGAGTGCCAAATTTTTAACTAAGGCTGGAAAGCCTCAATATACTTTTAAAGAAGTAAACGAGAAAACTTTTTCATTTTATATCAATTTTTTAACTACCAAGAATACAGCATGGTTGAGCAATACAGAAAGAGAGCTACAATAATGTCAGAAAATAATATTAAATATGCGGTCTATTATCTTAATGATCAAAATACTAGCGTAGATAATATAGCTAAAGAATTAAATATTACCGCTAAAAGAGTAAAAAGTATTTTGGCTAAGAAAGAAAAGCCGGTATCCGAAAAACCAGAAACAACAAAGACAATCAAACCTAAGGACTTAATCATTAATGAGACTTCGGGCAAAAAAACAAAAAATGTCGCAATAATGACACAATCAGCATCTATGATTGCTGACGAAATGAAAAAGAACTTGACAGCGACCACAAGATCTGATAGAATGGATGGAACAACAATTTTTCGACCTCTAGACAATCAATGACAAAACCAAAATTTCCTTCGAAATATTCTAACGGCAAGGATGTTAGTGCCGCACAGTTTATTACGGAGATGATTTGTGAGAAAAAAGCTAAATTAGATAAAAAAGATTTGCATTATCGTTTTTGGGTGAATAAAGAATGGGCTTCTTTTTATAGAAATCAAATAGCAACAGCCTATAAACTGGTTAAAGAATTTGATCCTCTTGGTATTATTAAGGCTTTAAATTCTAAGCCAGCTGAAAAGATATACTCTTTAAGAGCGCCCCATTTGATTGATATCATCAAAAAAGAAATTGCTATTTTAGATTCTCAAAAAAAAGATTTTACATTAGAAGTTGATAGAAAAGAGAACAAAACATTCTCATCTAATGCTTCGACCAAGAAAAAAAATATTATTTCACTATTAAAGGATATTGATTATGAGTCTTAAAGAAGATGTTGTTAAAAGTTTTGGTGATGATATAATCTTAACTGGAAATGCTATTGTAGATAAGAAGAGCATAATTATTCCTGTTAGTCCATCTCTAGATATTATTTTAAATGGTGGAATTCCAGAAGGTAGTTTCGTTGTATTAACAGGCCAGCCCAAGTGTGGAAAAACAACAACCTCTTTAGACTTTGCTGCAACAGCACAACGTCCAGAATATAAGGGAGACCTCAAAGATACAAGAGAAGTGTATTACCTAAATATTGAAGGTAGATTAAAGAAAAGAGATCTAGAAGGAATTCCAGGATTAAATCTTGATAAATTTCATGTTATAGGCAGCCAACAAGGTAAGATCCTACATGCTGAGGAATATCTTCAAATTGCTGAAAAGATTATTAATGAAATCCCAGGATGTGTTTTAATCATAGACTCATATTCTGCACTATGTACTGAAGCCGAAATTACTAGTGATATGGATAAGATGCAACGAGCAGATGGAGCAAAATTATTAGCAAAGTTCTGCCGTAAGGTGGCTAATGTTATTCCTGTAAACAAGAATATTGTTATTGGTATTACTCACTTAATGGGTAATCCTACTGGTTATGGTGCAGAGTTTAAGGAGAAGAGCGGTCAGGCTATTGCCTATCAAACTGATATCAAATTGAGAGCCAAAACTTTTAAACCTTGGACACTTAGTGCTGAAAGTACTCAGATCGGTCAAGAAATAGAATGGCAAGTAATATGTTCAGCATTGGGTCCGCCTGGAGGTAATATCACAAGCTATATTCGTTATGGACAGGGTGTTGACAAATACATGGAAGCGATTACACTAGCATCTGATATTGGACTTATTCATAAGGGTGGTGCTTGGTATACTTTAACTTCTTTAGAGGATAAGCCAAAATTTCAGGGTGCTGAGAAAGTTAGAAACTATTTATTAGAACATACAGAAGCATACGACGAATTGGTGAAAAATATTAAAGGAACACTGGGCATAAAATGCTAGTAAAAGATTTAGATGGTAATACAAATAATTGGTTATTGACAGGAAATATGTCAAAGGGTAAAGTGTCTAATAAGTCTTCTTTACATTTAAAGGCTAGAGAAGCTATTACCTCTACATATCCTACACTACAAATACTAGAAGAAGTCCCTGTACAAATCAGAAGATCAGAAACATTATTTTTAGACTTTTATATCCCTCTTAAGAAGATATGTTTTGAAGTTCATGGCGAACAACATTATAAGTTTGTTGCCTTTTATCACAGTAATATGTTAAACTTTTTAAAAGCACAAAAAAGAGATAGAGAAAAGCAAGAATGGTGTGAGCACAATGGTATAAAATATATACCTCTACCATATAATCAAGAGTCAGAATGGAGAAATTACATTGTCAACAACTAAAGAACAATTAGAGCATTGGGATAAAATCCTAGATGAATATGAATCATCAATCGGATTGGGAAGATATAGTGATGTTCATGGTTTTACAGAAGATGAACTCAATACATATTTCACTATGAACAGAGATGCTGTTGAAAAATTAAATCCAGAAGATTGTGCTCAAATATCTTATAGATTAGCACAATATGCATTTTTTTTACAAAGGACTTTAAATAGAGAAATTGCTCGACATAATTGGGCAGAAGAAACCACCAAAGAAACTATTGCTGATGAGATTAATAACTATAAAGGATATGGATTTGTAGAAAAATCACTACAAGCCATAAAACATAATGAAAAGGCATCATCTTTAAATAAGATTAAAAAATATGCACAACAACGCATAGATAGATTATCATATTTAGCAAATAGTGTAAAAAATTTATCAGATATAATGTTGTCAGTACAAAGAACAAAGGTGAAACATGGATCTTAATAATTTAGACCCGGATCAGATCAAGGGATTAATCTCATTGTTGCAGAACTTACTACCAAATGAAGTTAGTTCTAGTGATACAAAAAAGGGTTCTTCTAAAAAAACAAATACGGCTCAGTCAAAGAATAAGAACAATAAAACTAAATCAGGTAATAAATTCGATCAAATGGCTGAATTTAGAATGCATAAAGAAGATGTTGCCGTAGATAAAAAATTATCAAAGTTCCCACCAGTTCCTAGAACTAGACAGTTCGTGCCTATTGAAGTAATATGTAGAGTGTGCGGAAAAAAAGAGAAGGTCAACCCTGGAGTAGTAGAGTCCATTGATAGGTACAAATGCAACAAATGTTGCTCAAGTAATGGCTAAAAATATATGAGTACAATTTTGGCGGATGTGTCGGCAGAACGAGCAGTCATTGCTGGTATCTGTAGATATGGCGAAGATGCATATTTGGATATTGCAGATATTGTTCAAGAGTCATCTTTTACTATCGATAGTAATATTGTTATCTTTAAATGTATAAAAAACATTTATAGTCAAGATCAAAAGCAATCTGGTTCAATAGATATTGCTTCAATTTTAACATCAGCAAATGAAATAGGTGTTGAGCATCTTCTGTCTAAAAAAGAGGAAGCACAACATTTAAGGGCTATTCTTGATTTTCCAGTAAATATCGATAATGTAAGAAAATTTGCTGCAAAAATCAGAAAATTAGAAATTGCTAGACTGTTAAGGCAACAGCTAGAATTAGCTAAAGATAAAATTTTAGATGTTACTGGAACCGAGCCAATATCATCTATTATAGGAATAGCAGAAGATACAGTTTTTAATTTTACTTCATTGCTTAATGATACTGATAGTGGGCCAGAACAAATAGGTTCTACTATTGAAGACTATGTTAAGAATCTAGAAGAAAATAAAATTGATCAAGTTGGTATTCCAACAGGATTCCCCATTTATGATCAGGCTATTGGTGGAGGATTGAGAAAAGGAACAATTAATGTTATTGGAGCAAGACCAAAAACTGGTAAAACTTTATTGTCAGATAATATGGGTGAAAAAATTGCTAAGCTTGGTATTCCTATATTAAATATGGATACTGAAATGAATAAAGAAGATCATATCAATAGATTATTGGCAATGATGAGCGAAATTGAAATCAATAATATTGAAACTGGTAAATTTGCTGATTCTCCAGACAAGAAATTAAAAATCTCTAAAGCTGTTGAAGAATTAAAGAATAGAAAAATGTATCATAAAAGTATTGCGGGTAAACCTTTTGAAGATCAATTAGCTATTATGAGAAGATGGCTAGTTAAAGAAGTTGGATTAAATGAAGATGGGACAGCAAAAGATTGTGTTATATTTTATGACTATTTAAAACTAATGGATAGTGCTGGAATAAATCAAGACCTAAAAGAATATCAGGTTTTAGGATTTATGATGACAAGTTTGCATAACTTTGCTGTCAGATATAAAGTTCCGATAGTGGCTTTTATTCAATTAAATAGAGATGGTATAACCAAAGAAAGTACCGATTCTGCGAGTGGTTCTGACCGAATCATTTGGCTATGTAGTAATTTTAGTATATTTAAAAGAAAGAGTGACGAAGAAATTGCTGAAGATGGTCCTAATGCTGGAAACAGAAAATTGATACCATTGATCAGCAGGCATGGTGGTGGCCTAGATGACAATGATTATATTAATTGTCATATGAAGGGTTGGTGTGCTAAAATTACAGAAGG